ATGACCTGATAGGGGGGTACAGACCCCCAACGTAGGGAAGGACCGAACTTCCGCTGTTACTCTGTAAATATCTCGCAGAAATCTTATAGGAGGGCATCACCAAATGTCTGAATCAAATGTTAATTACCTCAGGGATAAGCTGGCGCTCAAGCAGCCAAGGGTTATGCTGCGCTACCGATATTATGAACAGAAAGAGCACCGACCAAAAGATTTGCTGACCCCTCCGTGGCTGAAAGGAATGTATGACTCAACCGTAGGATGGTGTGGCAAAGCTGTCGATCAGCTGGCAGACCGTCTCATGTTCACGGGATTTGATGAGAGTTCCGATATCTATGGGACCATGGAGATCTTCACGGCAAACAATCCGGATATCTTCTTTGATTCGGCGATCCAGGAAGCACTGATCGGAAGCTGTGCGTTTGTGCACATCACAAGACCGGACTTGAATTCCCTGCCGAAGCTGAGTCTGCTCACAGCCAAAGATGCGACCGGCATTATTGATGAGCAGACCTATCTTCTCAAGGAAGGCTATGCGGTACTGGAGAGAGATAAGAACGGCAGGCCGACACTGGAAGCCTACTATACTCCGGGCCACACTGAATACCATCTCGCTGACGGCAGTGTTGAAGTCGAAGAATGGAATTGCCGATATCCGTTACTGGTTCCGATCGTTTACAAACCGACATCAGCAAGACCGTTCGGACATTCCCGGATCTCACGCTCATGCATGTACTATCAGCAGTTTGCTGAGAACACTCTGAGACGTGCTGAGATCTCATCTGAGTTCTATTCATTCCCTCAGAAGTATGTTTCCGGTACTGATCCTGAAGGTGATGCACTGGATTCATGGAAGGCATCTATCTCTGCCATGCTGAGATTCGACAAGGATCAGGATGGCGATAAACCTGTTGTCGGTCAGTTCCAGCAGCAGTCAATGGAGCCATATACCGATCAGATCCGAATGGCAGCAGCGATGTTTGCAGGCGAAACAGGCCTCACTCTTGATGATCTCGGTTTTGTTTCTGATAACCCTTCTTCAGCAGATGCAATCAAGGCATCACATGAATCTCTGCGCGTTATCGCAAGGAAAGCACAGAGAAATTTCTCCAATGCATTTGCAAATGTAGGATTTATCGCATCGTGCGTGAGAGATAACGAGCCGTACAGCAGATCACTGGTGACAGATCTGAAGGGCATGTGGGAACCGATCTTCGAACCGGATGCATCCATGATCTCCACAATCGGCGATGCTTCGATCAAGGTTAACAAGGCTGTGCCGGGCTTCTTCAACAGCAAGAATCTGGAAGAACTGACAGGTATCGAGTCAGAAGAAGCGCTGCCTGTAGGCATTGAAGGAGAAACTGAATGACAGAACTGGGTGCAGAACTGCTTGCAAAAGCTTCGGAATCATTTGCCAATCGCATTGCTTCTGATCGTAAACTCAAGCGGATTCTTGCAAAGATCAGAGATGGCACTTCCTACTTTGATGCAAATGAGTATGCTGTAAGACTCGGAGAATTGCTTTCTAACGCGCTTAATGAATCGACTGACGGATTGGCTTTTATGTCTTCAGAAGTCGCTCAGGAGCTTCTGGAACCGCTGTTAACACAGGATCATGAATTGATCTCTGATGTGATTGCACAAGTCCAGAAGAACATGAATGAAATGAACGGCATCGGGCTGAATCCGTTGCTTCCGGATGTCGACACTGATCGGATTAATGGTTTTATCCATAAAATCGCAAGCGGTGACACATTGGATGAAGTCAGATGGATGTTCGGAGAGCCTGTTATCAATTATTCCCTGTCTGTTGTCGACAAAGGAATTGAGAAGAATGCAAAGGCTACATCCAAGATCGGTCTGAAGGCATACATCGTCCGTAAAGCTGAAGCATCCGGGACAAAAACGATCAAGCGGGGAAATAAGACGTATCGCTATACGACTCCTTGCCGATGGTGCAAAGATCTCGAAGGCAGATACGATTATGAAGATGTTCGCGACAAAGGTAATGATATTTACCGCAGGCATGAATCATGCCGGTGTCAGGTGACTTATGAGAACGGCACCAACCAACAGGATGTATGGTCCAAGGCAGAATGGACAGAAAGCCAGTCAGCTGAAAGACAGCAGGCGATTGATGATGCGATCGCAAGGCAGAAAGCCGAAAAGGAAAGACAAAAGCTGCGCAAAGAACAGCGCAGGCGGGATGTGGCATATGTTGCATCCAAACTTGGATATTCAGATCGAGGCGCTTCGATCTGGATCAACGTAAACCGGAGATATATCGACAAGGCCGGTCTCGATTATATGATCGACTGGCAGAGAAACGAAGACGCTAAGAACGGAAGGCGCATCCGGAGATAGTAGATATGGCTAGGATGGGTAGACAGATACCCACTCAGGCCGTAATTTTGCCGTTCAACAAAACACACGGAATCGAAGCTGTCAGCTTATATGAACAGTCGGGCCGTAAGGCTATTGACTGGCAGAAACTGCTGATCAGCGACATCATGGGAGTCAATGACGATGGTCTGTGGACGCATTCGTCATTCGGCTATGAAGTGCCCAGACAGAACGGTAAGGGCGAAATCCTTGCCATGCGTGAGTTGTGGGGACTTGTTCACGGCGAACGCATCTGTCACACAGCGCACAGAACAAGCACATCACACAGTGCATTTGTCAGACTTTGCGATATTCTGACTGCTGCAGGCTATGTCGAACTGGGCAGAAAGAAGAAGGATGAGATCGTTCCGGAGAAGTCATTCAAATCCACGAAACAGTACGGACTTGAACAGATCTTCTTAACAGGTGGCGGTTATATCGTCTTCCGAACCAGATCAGAGGCAGGCGGTATCGGTGAATCGTTTGATTTACTGGTCATCGATGAAGCACAGGAATATACAACGACTCAGCAGGGCGCTCTGATGTATACGATTTCCGCAGCACCGAATCCGCAGACTATTTTCTGCGGAACTCCACCGACTATCACGTCAAAAGGCACTGTATTCGTCAGCCTGAGGAACAGAGTTCTCTCTGGCAGTACACAGGACACAGGCTGGGCAGAATGGTCGACTTATGAACAGCCCAAGGATCTTAATGACATAGACACCTGGTATGAAACCAATCCATCACTGGGAACCCGCCTTCAGGAACGTACGATCAGAAACGAAGACAAGACTGATAAACTTGATTTCATCATTCAGCGATTCGGCTTCTGGCATGCGTATGAGCTGAAGTCTGAGATCTCAGAGAAGGATTGGCAGCATCTCAAGGTGGATGTTCTGCCGGATCTGAAAGGCAAGCTGTTTGTAGGAATTAAATTTGGTGCAAATAACGAGAATGCTTCAATGTCGATTGCAGTCAAAACCGGGGACGGGAAAATCTTCGTAGAAACGATTGACTGCCAGTCGCAGATTAAAGGTTTTGGATGGATTGAGAGATTCCTGCAGGAAGCCTGTGTGCATACGGTAGTGATAGACGGCAAAGGCAAGAGTGATCTGTTGAAACAGGAACTGGAGAAGATCACATTGAAGTCAAGGCCGAAGATCGTGATTCCGAGTACAGCGGAAGTTATAACGGCATATGCAGGGTTCAGACAGGCGATTGATACGGAAACCATTTGCCATAAGGGACAGCCATCAGTTACGCAGGCTGTCAGCAATTGCGAAAAGCGCATGATCGGCACAAATGGCGCGTTTGGTTTCAGATCATTGAAAGAACATATTGATGTATCAATTGTGGAAAGCATAGCTCTGGCACAATGGGCATGCTCGACACAGAAAGAACGGCGAAAGCAAAGAATTTGGTATTAACTGCGGATCTCTTCGCAGTTTTTTACATTACGTTTACCACACGGCAAAAGTGGGCAAGGAGAAAAAAATGACAGATTTCAAACCAATCAACACTCAGGAAGAATTCGATGAAAGACTCAAAGACAGACTCGCAAGAGCAGAAAACAAAGTACGCGAAGAGTATAAGGGCTGGCTTTCACCGGATGATGTTCAGAAACTTAAGGACGGTCATGCCCAGGATCTGAAGAAATACGAAGGGTATGACGAGAAATTTACTGCCCAGCAGACCAAGATTCACGAGCTGGAAGTCGGAGCACTGAAAACAAAGATTGCCATCGGGAAGAAACTTCCGATGGATGCGATCGAATTCCTTCAGGGTGAGGATGAGAAGTCAATCAATGAATCAGCAGACAAGCTGTCCAGGCTGTCTGCACCGAAGGTGACAGGGTTCACCAAGAGCACAGAAACATCAGCCACAAATTCGGTAGATGCCGGATTCCGTGAGCTGGCAGCTAAATTCGCAAAGAATTAAGAAAGGAGCCAAAAATGGCAAACGTATTAACAAGAGGTAATAACCTCCCGACACAGATTGTTGAAGAAATGTTCAATCTGGTGCAGGGCAAATCTTCACTGGCAAAGGTAGCGGCTGCAAAGCCGATTCCTTTCAACGGCACAACCGAATTTACATTCACACTGGATAAGGAAGCCGACATCGTAGCCGAAAATGGTGCAAAGTCCAATGGTGGTGCTACAGTCGATCCTGTTGTCATCAGACCGATTAAGTTTGAATATGGCACAAGAGTTTCTGACGAATTCCTCTATGGCACCGAAGAATACAGAATGGATGTTCTCCGCCAGTTTGCCGAAGGTGCATCCAAGAAATTCGCAAGAGGTCTTGACATCGCTGCTATTCATGGTCTGAACCCTCGCACTGGTTCTGCTTCTGCTGTTGTCGGCAACAACTGCTTTGACCTCAAAGTAACTGCAAATACTGTTCAGTATGTTGCGGCTTCTGCTGATGCCAACATTGATGCGGCACTGGCACAGCTGAATGATGTCGAAGCCAATGGCGTTATCATCTCTCCGGCTATGCGTTCCGCAATCGCTGCGATGACAGTCAACGGAGCAAGAAAGTATCCCGAATTCGCTTGGGGTGCAGCTCCGGCAGAACTCGGTGGCATGACACTGGACAAGAACAGCACTGTTTCCTTCGGTAACACGAACGCAAAGGGTGACCATGCTATTGTCGGCGACTTCTCCGCATTCAAGTGGGGCTATGCAAAGCAGATCCCGCTGGAAGTCATCGAATATGGTAACCCGGACAATGATGCACAGGCTGGTGACCTCAAGGGACACAATCAGGTTTATCTGAGAGCAGAAGCATACATTGGTTGGGGCATCCTCGCTCCGACATACTTCAGCCGTGTAACTGTTGAAGCACCTAGCAATTCCTAATGTATATTTACCGAAATACAAGGACAGGGGTGGAGATTTCCACCCTTTGTCCTGTGGGCGGTGAATGGGAATTGGTGACCAATACGGATGAAGCGGTTGTGGCTGAAGCGGCCGAAGAACCGAAACCCAAACCAAAAAGAAAACGCACAGTAAAGAAATGAGGTGACATTATGAGCGATTACGCAACTGTTCAGGATGTCATTAATTTATGGAGAGACCTGACTCCCGCAGAGGATGATCGGGTCTCTAAGCTGCTTCCGATCATCTCAGACGAGTTACGGTATCGTGCCACATTAGTCGGCAGAGACTTGGATGAAATGATCGTGAAGACTCCATCGCTTGCATCAGTCGCTAAGGAAGTAACGGTGTCCGCAATTTCAAGAATCTTAAGACAGTCAACCAGTGGCGAAGTCATGTCACAGGAGTCACAGAGCGGTCTTGGGTATTCCTGGAGCGGAACATACGCTATTCCTGGCGGTGGCATTGGCAATGCAATTCTGCCGAGTGATCTCAAACGGCTTGGTCTCAAACGAGGAAGGATCGGAATCATTGATTTCTATGATCCGCGGAACGACAGTAACATTGTGGAATAAAAAGCAGAACGGAGTCGACAACTTCAATAGTCCCATCTATGAGTGGGAGCTGATCGACGTTGTCGATGATGTTCTTGTCGGTGAACCGACACCGGAAGAACGGACTGAAGAGCTGAATACAACTGGCCGAATGATTGCATTCTCTCTGGGTATTCCCAAGGGAGACACTCATGACTGGGAAGATCAGATCGTGGAGTTCTTCGGGCAGAAATTCCGCACATTCGGAATTCCGAAAGAAGGAATTGAGGCCAATATTCCTTTGAGATGGCACAAGATCGTGAAATGTGAACGGTATGTCTAAGGGCGGATTTAAATTCGAATTGAATCGGAAAGGTGTTCGTGAGTTGCTGACTTCGCCAGAAATGGCAGAGGTGATCAGAGAAGCCAGTCAGCAGGTGGCAAATAACGCAGGTGACGGCTATGAGAGCAATGTTCAGACAGCAAACAGAGCTGTTGGCCGTGTGTTTGCAGCTACAGACAAAGCTTATAAAGACAACAACGAAAATAACACCTTACTGAAGGCATTACATGATTGAAGAGATTGTGATCGGATGGCTGAACAGCCATTTATCTGTTCCGGCATATGGATCAGAGCCTGACAACCAGTATCCGGGCGATACAGCAAGAAAACAGTTTGCTGTAGTTCAGAAGACAGGATCGGGCAGATCCAACAAAATCCGTATGGCAACCATCGCAGTTAAGTCTTACGCAGGCACGCTATACAATGCCGCAGCATTAAACGAACAGGTGATCGAAGCGATGGATCAGATCGTTGAACTGGATTCAATCACTGCAGTCAGATTGAATTCAGACTACGAGTATTCAAAAGAGTCAACAAAACAGCCAAGATACCAGGCTGTTTTTGACATTTATTACTATTGAGAGGCAAAAAAACAATGGCAGATACAGCACAGGTAACAGCCGGAAAGCCTAAGGTCGGCGGTCATGTATACAGAGCGCCTTTAGGAACAGCGCTTCCTACAGACGCAACTACTGCTCTTAATCAGGCTTTCGTCGACATGGGTTATATTTCCGATGACGGAGTTACAAACGCAAATTCCCCGGAATCCTCAGTAATCAACGCATGGGGCGGTACTCCGGTTCTGA